GCCGACGGTGGCGGGCGTAGCATCCTATACACGTGCGATGACCCTGCCAAGTTCAGCAGTACGAGCGTAGCCGACTACCGAGAAGAAGGCGACATCCCGCGCGGCAACGGCTTTATTAAGACGTACCTCGGTGGCTCGAGGGGTATAATCCTGCCTAAAGAGGTTGGCGGAGGGTCAACCACCTATGGCTGCGACTACTTCTATACGAGCATCCCTGCCACTACGACCTTAAGAGGCGTGATTTTCGGCGGGTATGCGCTTGATGGCGGTAATGCCGGCCTCTCGAACGCGAATACGTACTACGTGCCCACGAGTACGTATGCGTACCTCGGTTCGCGGCTTTGCTTTATCCCCGCCTCCGAATAACGTAACAAAAACACGGGCCACGGAAACACGGCCCTCAAAAAAACGCCTCGGGCGACCCGTTTAAAGTCGCCCGAGGTCAATATGGTTAAATTTAAAATTAATAATTATGACTACAGTAGACGACGGATCACTCGCCTTCCTTAACATTAAACCGGATGAGACTAACCTGCAATACAATTGCAAGGAAACTACACAACAGCAGCTTATTAATACCACCTTTTGGGTATGTGGACGTATTACAGGCGTTAAGACCAAGTACGGCGAAGCCCGTTATTTGGTATTGATTAAGTTCAACAAAGATGACACGATGAGCGAAGCCCGCAAGTTCTTCACCAATTCGAAGGACATCAAATATATAGTGGACCAGATAGCGAAGCTTAACGCGTTCCCGCGCAAGGTGACCATGAGAGCCAACGGGACACGTTATTATTTTGAGTAAAAAGAATTAGGCTGTTTGCTTTAAGGCGTGATTTTCGGCGGGAATGCGAATGATGGCGGTAATGCCGGCCTCTCGAACGCGAATACGAACAACGTGCCCACGAATACGAATGCGAACCTCGGTTCGCGGATTTACTGAAAAACAAGCGGCAAGCCGCTTGTCAAAATATTAAAAGCAAAGGCCCTGCCGATAATAAGGCAAAAAATAATAACCTTTCAAAGGGGGTAGTAGGGGAACCCGAACCTCCCGGGGATTCAGCAAAGCAAGATTAAGATATGAAACGGTACGGCAATTTGTTTGACAAGTTGGTAAGCATAGACAACCTATGCTTAGCGGACGAGCGCGCACGCAAGGGCAAGACAGCCACACAAGGCGTTATTTCGTTCGACCAAAATAGGGAGAAGTACCTGCAGGAGCTTTGCGAAAATTTAAAGAACGGGACATATAAACCATCCCGCTATGCAACATTTAAGATTAAGGAACCGAAGGAGCGCGTAATATATTGCCTTCCTTATTATCCTGATAGAATTGTACACCATGCGATAATGAATGTAGTAGCCCCCATTTGGCTGCAACGGTTTGACCGTGACACGTACTGCGGCATCCCCGGCCGTGGCATACAAGCCGCCGCGGACCGCGTTAGACACTTCATGCGCAAAGACCCGGAAGGCTGCCGTTATTGTCTTAAATTCGACATACGGAAGTTTTATCCAACCGTTGACCACGACGTATTAAAACAGCTGGTGCGGTGGAAGATAAAAGACCGCAAAGTTATTGCGCTGATAGACGATTTGATAGACAGTACGGAGGCGGGCATCCCCATCGGCAACCATCCTTCTATATTCTTTGCGCTTCTATACTTTACTAAATTCATTATTTGGTTGAAGCAGGAGAAGGGCGTAAAGTATATGGTAGACTATGCCGACGATATAGTAATATTCAGTTCAGACAAGGCATGGCTCCGCGCCTTATTGGCCGATATAGAGGAGTACCTCGACAAGGAGTTAAAGCTGTCAGTCAAACAAAACAAACAGATTTTCCCGGTAGCCAAAACGCATCGCGATAAACACGGCCGCGGCGTGGACTTCCTCGGCTACGTATTTTACCTGCATGAGACACGGCTCCGCAAGCGGGTAAAGCAAAACTTTGCGCGGGCGGTGGCGCGGATGCGGCGCCGACCGATAAGCAAAGCATACTTTTTGCAACGTTGCGCCTCCTGGTGGGGATGGTGCAAACACAGCAACAGCACCTATTTTATTAACAAACTAAACAGCATAGCACCGTATGAAATCAAATTCAGACGTTAGGCCGACTATTATCCAAGATTTGGGGAACGGCGCGTATTATTACAATTATAATATCGCTCCTATAACAACGACTGACCCGGACGGGACGGAGCGCACCGGCTACGAGTGCAACACCGTAAAAGTTTGGGGGCGCCCGACCTACGAAGCGGTAGTAAAAGCCGTGATTAGAGACGAGATCGACGAAACTGCGGAGTTTGACCTCGTAAACGCCTACAACGCCGCCGCCGAAGGCATATTAGAGGATGCAGCCGCAACGACAGCCAAAGACGCCTATATCGCCTACCTTCGCCGGCTCCAGGTGATTAAACAGCAGGTTAAGGCAGACATGCAGGCGGCCGGCTACTAAAACGGGAGGCACCATGGAGAGTTTACCGGCTATTATTAGCGCAATAGGCACTATTATAGCGGCCTACTTTGCTTACAATCAGTACACGAAAAATAAGCTGACAGACTTAAAGGTAGCAGCCCTCGAGGCCGAGCAGAACGAGAAGAAGAAGCGGCGAAGCGACAACTCCGCAATAGTTCACGGTGAACTTTGGGAGATACTCCACGAGCTGAAGGCAGACCGAGTTTACATCGTGCAGCCCCATCCGCTCGGCAACGAAAGTATGATTAGCATCTACTTCGAAAGCAAGCGTAAAGGCGTAGAGAGCATGAAGCCGCGCATTCAGAATTTAAAGATGTGCGATTTGGCTAAGTTTTGTAGTGTGTTGGCGCGTGATACATTTGTAGCGATTGAGGATATAGACGCCCAGGTAGACGACCGCTACGCTAAATCCCTTCTAAGTTCCTGCGGTACTGAGAAGGTGATCATCAAAAAGCTAAGCGATAATACCCACGATTGGGTAGGCTCTATATTTTGCGAGTTTACGCACGGCGCTGCGATTGACGTAAACATCGCCCGAGACGTTTTACGCCAGGCGGCTAATAACATTCAATACATTTTACCCCCATTTGTAGAGTAATGGCAAGATTAGACATTTTGGCTCCCTTCATCCTTAGTTTTGAAGGGGGCTTTGTAAACGACCCGACAGACCGAGGAGGCGCCACCAATATGGGCGTCACTATTGCAACGTGGCGCGCCGTTGGGTATGACAAAGACGGCGACGGTGACATCGACGTAGACGATTTAAAGCTGTTGACCAAACAGGAGGTTATTAATATCGTGATGCGCCCGCACTATTGGAACAGATGGAAGGCTGACCGAATTAAGAGCCAAAGTGTAGCTAATATTTTGGTAGAGTGGGTTTGGGCCTCCGGGAAACACGGGATAACCAAAGTTCAGGAAGTTCTCGGGGTCAAGGTTGACGGAGTGGTTGGGGATAAGACATTAGCGGCCCTTAACGCGCAAGACCCGCGGGCGATGTTTGACAAGATACGCCGCGCCCGTATCCTATTTATTGACGACATTATTAAGGCTGACCCTTCGCAAAAGAAGTATAGAGACGGCTGGCTTCGCCGGCTTAATTCGATACGCTTCGGGGCGTTGGCCTATAACACCAAAACGGAGACTGTAATAAAATTCGAAGATGAGACCTAAATACCTTATTGCAATACTACCGCTCCTACTATTATTTGGATGCAAGACAACTCGAAGCTCCAAGACCAGCAAAGAGACGGCGACGGCGACGAGCCGACAGGAGCAGGAGCGACAGAGCGAAGGAACGACCTCCACGCAGAAGGAGGAGACGACGAACGGCAAGACGGCACGGGACTACAACATCGTAATAGAGTTCGAAAAAACGGAGTTTGCCCACGAGACAGACTCCGCCAATCGTCAGCGGGCGCCCGACCGGATGCAGCCTATAGTGATTAGCCGCGGCAAAGTGACTATAACGGGAACGGATCGAGCGGAGACAGCGGCGACGGCGCTAACGTCATCCGCCAGCGACACCTCCGAAAAAACGACAGCCACCGCCACAAGCGAGGAGACGGCACAAGCCTCCGAAACTGAACAACGGCAATCAAAGACGGCATCACCCGCCAAAGTGCTAACGTTGTTAGCATTGATTCTCGCAGTGGGGGCCGTTACCTATTATATACGCGGGAAGACATAAAAAATAACCCGCAAAAGCCCTTTTTAGGGTACTTTTGCGGGTAATCTGAAATTAAATAGCTGATTATCAGCCTTAAATGTGGAGTATAGCGGACTCGAACCGCTCACCTCGACACTGCCAGTGTCGCGCTCTAGCCAGATGAGCTAATACCCCGTCGTTTTGTTTTTGACACTGCAAATATAGGGCAAATATTTAATACTGCAATAGCAATGTTGAAAAAAAGTGTCGTAAGTGAAAAATATTTGCGGTTTGCCGCGAAAACAACGTCCGCCGAAGCGCCACCGCCGCGACGACATTGCCACCGCCCGGAACGACGACCGCGCGACGACATTGCCACCGACGCGATAGCGGCGCGAGTAGGGGCGATGGATGTGAGTTGGAGCGAAGC